GCCGAACAAGCAAATGTAGGACAGGGTGCTGCAACGCAAGCGCAGCCGATCCCAAATCCGCTAACATCATTTGTGTCCTTTTCTTATATCTTTACTCTGGGTGTTGTGCCTGAACAGATGTTGGAAAATCCTGACGGATACGGTACTGTAATTTTACAGAGCGCAAACGGTCTTGAAGGTCAACGATTAGCCAGCGGTCGATGGGATTTTTATATAGACGAAGTAGAAATGGATACTATTGTCGGTTATATCCGACCAACCCAAGGAACTAATCTTACTACTATTGAATTTACAGTCATAGAACCATACAGCATCGGATTATTTTTAGAATCTCTTCAAGTCGCTAGCGGTGTAATCGTGTCCACAGCCACTTCTACCTCTTCTTCGGCATCCGACGTAAAATATATTAACTATGCTAATGCTCCCTTCATGCTTACTATAGAATTTGTGGGCTGGGATGACGATGGAAACAGTGTAAAACTTCCCGATGCTATTAGACGGATAGCTCTCCGATTAGTCAATATAGAAATGGATATTTCTACTAAAGGTACAAGATATAAAGTACAAGCTATTCCTTGGGCGGAGTACGCATTGACCGATGAATTTAATAGATTTAAAACAGACTTTAATTATTCTTTCAATAATAATGGGCCGTACACTGTAGAGGATATTTTAAAAACAGCAGAAAAGAGTCTTGAGGCAGGTTATAATCTCGCGTCAAAGACTCTAGCAGAAAAATCAAACCCTAAACTAGATCAATACGATACTATTAATATTAAATTTGACGAACAAGCCACCGATATTAAAACATCAATGATTAAATTTGATATGCAATCCGGAGGAGCATCGAGTCCCCTTAAAGAAACAGATGTTATGACCGACGGGCAGGTAAATCGATCTAAGATGAAATATGATGATAAAAACACGGCATTTACTTATAATCAAGGAAGCACGGTCGTGAAAGCGATCACAGAAATTATTCTTCGTAGCGAATACTGTAAAAAATCTCTGCAGTCTAAACAAGCAAATCCTACCGGAATGATAGATTGGTTTAGGATAGAAACTGAGATTCGATCGAAAGATACCGAACAGGGCCGGGGTCGGCCCGCCTACGACGTTACATTTAAGATAGTCAAATATAAAATTCATTCTTCGAGATTAGTGCATCCTAGTGCTAAACCCAACTACGACATATTGAAATCGAATGTAGTTAAGGTCTATGATTATATCTACACAGGAAAAAATACTGAAGTTTTAAATTTTGATATAAATTTAAAATACGGTTTTTTTACTACAGCATACGCCGATAAGAATCAAAATAATTCAGATATAGTATATGGAGCGCAGTTAAATGCCGGAGGAAAGACAACCAAGGCTGCGCCGTTAACATTTACAGATCCCATTAAATTAGACGGATCAAACACCGATCCCGGAAATCCAAGCTCGGTTACTGGATCATCGATAACAGCCAGAGATGCCACTGTAGGAGGACCACCTCATGATGCGCTCTCCTTGTTGTCGAGAACATTCCATGAAGCGTTACTTAACAGTTATGTAGAAATGGTAACCGCGGAATTAGAAATCATGGGAGATCCCTATTACATTATCAGTTCTGGAACTGCGAACGCCTCTTTTAGTAATACCGGATCTTATAATATAACTGGAAACGGAGAAATGAATTATCAAAACGGAGAAGTAGATATAGAACTAAATTTTAGGACTCCTGTTGATATAGACCCCGATACCGGCCTAGCTGATTTTGGAAATACAGAAATCATGAAGGGATTTTCTGGTCTTTATCAGGTCATACAGGCCTCTAATAAATTTAGACAGGGGAAGTTTATCCAGGTACTTACTATATTGCGTAGACCTCGACAGTACGGCGAAAGCTCGACGGAGAAAGCAGTTGTAAAAGAAGTTAATCTCGATATCTATCGAGACACAGCATAGGATGATAGTATGCCCGAACTAACTAGGTCAATAGAACGAGATAGAATAGACCCTGGACCATATTTTGCTCGAGTGATCAATCATCTTGATCCTAAGTATATGGGTTCACTAAATGTACAATTACTTAGAGATATTGGGAATCAGCCCAACACTCTCGGACAGATCATAGAGGTCAAATACTTGCCTCCGTTTTACGGAGTAACAGGCCTAGCCTACAATTCCGCCAACGACGATTATAATTCTACACAAAAATCCTACGGTATGTGGATGATTCCTCCTGATCCAGGAACGATCGTGCTAGTGATTTTTGTTGAAGGAGCCATAAAAAATGGATATTGGATCGGCTGCGTGCAAGATCAATTCATGAATTTTATGATCCCGGGCATAGCAGCTACCACATTTAACTCCGACGGGGAAAAGAAACCGGTCGCAGAATACAATAAGAAAGTAATAGGTGATATCACATCTGATACCACTAAGATTAAAAAACCAGTTCATCCGTTCTATGAAACTTTAAAAAAACAAGGATTAGAAAAGGATGAGATCAGGGGTTATACGACTTCCAGTGCTAGGAGAGAAGTTCCTAGCGCAGTGTTTGGAATATCTACGCCGGGACCGCTAGATAGAAAAGGCCCTAAGGGGTATGTGGGATCAGAACAAACTAAAGCACAAGCATTTGTTTCAAGGTTAGGGGGTTCGACATTCGTCATGGATGACGGAGATATAAATTTTCTAAGAAAAACTAAACCCAATGAGGGACCGCCGGAATATGCCAGTGTCGAGGATGGTGAATCTGGTGTTGATGATCTCCCCCACAACGAATTAATAAGGATTCGGACCAGAACCGGGCATCAGATAGTTCTGCATAATTCTGAAGATTTAATCTACATAGCTAATTCTAAAGGCACAGCTTGGATAGAATTTACCAGCGATGGAAAGATAGATATCTATGCTGAAGACAGCGTTAGCTTACGTACAAAGAAAGATTTAAATTTTTATGCCGACAGAGATATAAACATCGAGGCTAAACGAAATTTAAACATAAAAGTTGCTGAAGAAATGCACACGCATGTAGAAAAAGATCAGATTTTAATGGTGGATGGCGATCAAAAAATATTGATAAAAAAGAATGTAAACTACACCGTAGAACAGGATCAAAAAACAGAAATTAAAAAAAATCTAGATCTAACAATCGGAGAAAACCTTAAAGAAACTATAAAAGCAGATTTGGATTTAACTGTGACAGGACACAATTGGATGACCTCGACAGGCCCTACGGAAGTCAATGCCGGAGCTTCGATAATCATGACAGGTAGTCAGATCCATATGAACGGGCCTACAGCCCAACAAGCGACAAAAGCGACCGCGCCAACGCTGCCGAAAAAGTTAAAACTGCACACTATACCCGACGAAAATGGAGGAAAATTGGCCGAATCTATAATGCGCAGGATACCCACACATGAGCCTTGGCCGCACCACGAAAACTTGGACCCTAAGAAATTTAAAGAGGAAAAGATAGATAGAGACATCGAGGGCCGATACGAAGGAACTAGCGATTCGATTAATATTAAACCTGCCCAATGGAAGAAAGAATTGTCTGTCGATACCTTTAAAAAGATAGGAAAATAAATATCTTATGTCAGAAAAATCTCTATATACTAGAACAGTTTTGCCTGCTAATCAAAATTTCGTGCCAGGTACTAGGACTTATAAGGGCATGAGTACCGTAGGTAACAGACCCGGGGAAACTGCGTTATTTGATCTAAGTCTTATAAAGCAAGACTTGATCAATCATTTTTACATAAGGCAGGGAGAAAAGATAGGAGATCCCACGTTTGGTTGTATCATTTGGGATATATTGTTTGATCCTTTAGATGAAACTACAAAAACCGCAGTTTTAGCCAATGTTACTGAAATAATAAACTATGATCCTAGGGTACAGGCCAGCAATATAATAGTAAGTCAGTATGAGACCGGACTTCAGATTGAATGTGAGCTAACATATCTTCCCTATAATATTTCTGAAGCCCTACAGTTTAGATTTGATCAAGATAACAGCATCTTGACCTAATAAAGTGAGCATATTATTTTTTCGATAAATATCCATAAGAGGATATTTTATGTCAAGTATCGATAGACAAAACAAACTAATTGTAGCTGAAGATTGGAAAAAAATCTACCAAAGCTTTAAAAACGCAGATTTTAAAAGCTATGATTTTGATAGTCTGAGAAGGACTATGATCACTTATCTCCGAGAAAATTATCCCGAAGATTTTAATGATTATATAGAAAGCTCTGAATTTTTATCTTTGATAGACCTCATTTCCTTTTTAGGGCAAAATCTTGCTTTTAGGTTTGATTTAAATTCTAGAGAAAATTTTATTGAATTAGCAGAACGTAGAGAAAGTGTTCTGAGACTAGCTAGGCTTTTAGGTTATGTTCCTAAAAGAAATCGCCCAGCTACTGGGTTATTAAAGTTAGTGTCAATATCAACTTCTGAATCTATTATAGATAGTAATGGTAGAGATATTTCAGAACAAACGATCTCGTGGAACGATCCATCTAATCCTAATTGGTACGAGCAATTTATAAAAGCCGTTAATGCCGCCATCCCTAATGGTAATCAATTTGGTAATCCGCAAGCATCAGCCGATATAGAAGGCATACTAGTACATCAATATAAATTAAATTCTAATAACTCTCAGGTACCTGTCTTTAGTTTTGAAAAAAATATAGATGGAAGAAATATGTCTTTCGAGGTTGTTTCTGGGACCTTTCAAGAATCTGACAAAATTTACGAAGAAGCTCCTTTGCCTGGAAATAAGTTTTCTCTTTTATATAGAGAAGATGGTCGAGGAGCTGCAAGTAGTAACACGGGATTTTTTTGCCTGTTTAAACAGGGAGCATTAAGAGAAAACACTTTTTCAATCACTCGACCTAGTACCAGTGAGACTGTGGATATCGAAACAATTAATATTAATAATGATGATGTATGGCTGTATAGTTTAGATTCAACAGATAGAGAATCTGAGTTATGGACTAAGGTTGAATCAGTGATCGGTAATAATATTATCTATAACTCACTTTCAAAAAATCAAAGAAAAATATATTCCGCGATAACACGAGATAATGATCGTGTTCGATTATTATTTTTGGACGGTGTGTTTGGAGATCTACCTCAGGGCAGATTTAAGGTCTATTATCGAACCAGTAATGGGATTTCTTATTCAATTAGTCCTAATAACATACAAAATGTTACAGTATCCATTCCCTATACCAGCAAAAAGAATCGACAAGAAACCTTGTCAATGACTTTAGCACTAAAGTATACCGTTTCTAACGCTGCCTCATCTGAAACTACAGACGAAATAAGATCCAACGCTCCTGCTAGTTTTTATACTCAGAACAGAATGATTACCGGGGAAGATTATAATCTAATTCCGGCCTCTACTAATCAAGAAATTTTAAAATCGAAAGCGTTGAACAGAGCTAGTTCCGGCATTTCTAGATATTTTGATTTAAAAGACGTCACCGGAAAATATAGTAGTACCAATATATTTGGAACAGACGGATTGGTTTATAGAGAAATAGTTAGAGAGAGGTTTGACTTTACTTTTGATACGTTTACTGATATTGAAGCGGTACTACGGGACGATGTAGAAACAATTTTAAATAAAAAAATATTAAGAGATTTTTATCTATCAAATTATCCTATCAGAGAGTTGAAGCCAGAAGATCTAGCTTCCTTTGTTCAGTTGTCTAAAACTTTAAATCAAACAACGGGATTTTTAAAAGATTCAGCTAATAATGCTCCTGTTAAGCTCGGAGAATTTACTTCTTCGATATTTAGAACCATAAAAGTTGGAGCCTTACTAAAATTTGTTCCACCGACAGGTTATATTTTTACAGAAAATAACGAGCTAATTCCTATAGCAAAAGCCGGTAAAGGTGCAAAGTTACATATATGGACCAAGGTAGTTAGACTAGTCGGAGATGGAACAAGCATAATAGGATCTCAGGGGTCGCTGGTATTCAATGAGGTTGTACCATCAAATTCTATATTATCTAGCGTTATACCACGATTTGTTACTAGTTTAAATGACGGGATTAGATCTAGAGCAGCCGAGTTAATTTTTGCCAAAAAAGATTTCGGACTCAGATACGATCAAATTGACAGTAAATGGGCGATAGTTACTGGAAGCAATGTTAATAAAAATTCTAGCTTTGATCTCGGTAAATCAGGAGATCAGACAGGTACACAGCAAGATGCCAGTTGGATATTGTTATTTGAAAACAATGATACAAAATATACAACAACATATCTAGGTAATCGCTATGTATTTGAAAGCGAAAAGGAAGTAAGATTTTTCTATGATTCTACAGATAAAGTCTACGACATTCTTACAAGTTCTATAATTAAAGATAGGATTTCTATATTGGGTATTAATACGATGCCTGACTCGTCTCAGCCTATAGGGTTTGACTTAAATTGGGAAGTAATCGAAGAGTATAAAGGATCTGATGGTTACATTGATACTAAAAAAATATCTGTAAGTTTTTTTGATAAAGATGATGACGGTGTTGTTGATGATCCTTCGGTTTTTGACTACTTTGTTAATCCTGGGACAGATATAGAAAAAAAGATAATATTTCAAGAAAGCAGATTAGGGCCCGATGGTGTAATTGATTTTTATTATTATAAAGAAGGTAGAACTAAGATTAAATCATATCTTACACAGGATGCAGTTAATCGAGATAGAACTAATCTGCCCGACGGGCAACTAGTATTTGTTGTTGATGAAAATACCGTAAAGAAATATATTGCCGGAATCCCAGATTTTATTATACAACCCAATTTTAGAGGATTAGTGGGAAGGAATGATATTAAGTTCCAATATGTACATGCTGCAGACGGATCATCTCGAATAGATCCGTCATCTACTAATATAATAGATATCTATATATTAACTAAGTCTTACGAGATAGAGTACAAACGATGGTTGAGCGGGCTAATAGAAGAGAAACCGTTACCACCTAGCAGCGATAATCTTTATATTAATTTTTCTAAAGAGATAGAAAAAACTAAATCGATCAGTGATGAGATAATATACCATCCTGTAAAATTTAAAAATTTATTCGGTAACAAAGCAGATTCGTCTTTACAAGGTATTATAAAGGTAGTAAAGAATGATTCTTTGGTAATTAGCGACAGTGAAATTAAAGCCGGTGTAATTGAAGCGATGAATGAATTTTTTAGTATTGAAAATTGGGAGTTTGGCGATACTTTTTATTTTGCAGAACTTTCTACATACATAATGACAAAACTAACACCAAAAATATCGAATATTGTCATAGTTCCGAAAAGAGCAGATCTAGCGTTTGGAAGTTTATACGAAATAAAATCAAATACCGACGAGATATTCGCTAATTGTGCTACAGTTAATGACATTGAAATCATACAAGAAATAACAGCGACTAAGATTAAGTCTCTAGGTCCGGTGTTAACTGCTTTGACAAACTATAATACAGGAATATCTAGCAGATAATATGACCAATAAAAAAAATACTCAGTCTTCTGAAAATTCCAATAAACGATCATCTTTAGAATTCTTACCTAAATTTTTTAGGACTGATACTAATAGAAAATTTTTAACCGCCACCGTTGATCAACTAATCTCAGATGGTGCGGTCGAAAAAATAAATGGGTTTATCGGAAGAAAAACTGCTAGTGCATTTACAGTAAAAGATCAATATATTGATAATAATATCGAACAGAGGCAGCCCTACCAGTTAGAACCTGCAATAATTTATGAGGATAAACTAGGAAATATTGAGTATTTCAAAGACTATGTTGATTACACTAACCAATTAAAGAGATATAATTTTAATTTTGCAGATCACAGCGTAGCGAATTCTCAGGAATTCTATCCCTGGAATCCGCATATAGACTGGGATAAGATAATCAATTATAGAGAGTACTTTTGGCTGCCAAACGGACCACAGGCTATTGCAATCAAAGGACAATCTATCGGGATAGTTAGTACATACACCGTAGAATTATCTGATGAAGGCGATAATCAAGCTTATATCTTTTCACCTGACGGAAAAACTAGGAATCCTTCGTTAAAGCTGTATAGAGGGCAGCGATATCGATTCGAGATCGACTGTCCAGGGCATCCCATGGCGTTTAGCACTACTAGAAGTTTTGTTCCAACGCAGTCGTTGATAATAGCTTCTGAATCTGGAGTAGAGACGGGCGGATTATACGACGTTCAATCATTTGATCTTTTGTCTTTTGATACTGGATCCTGGTCTTACACTGTTAATACAGCAAAAGTAGATACTGGAAAATTTAATTTATACGATATTTGGACTGATGGTGTTGAATCTGCCACGGTCTATGTAGAAAAAGGTATAATAGAATTTACTATACCGGAAAATTCTCCCGATGTAATGTATTATGTCAGTAAAAATGATATTAATACCGGCGGTCTAATAAAGATTTATAACATCGATGAAGCAACATCGATTGATGTTGAAAATGAAATATTAGGAAAAAAACAATACTCATTAGAGGATGAAACTGAGTTATCTAACGGTATGAAAGTTTATTTCATAGGACAAGTTACACCTACGAGATACCAGACTGGAAATTGGTACGTTGAGGGGGTTGGCACCACAATTAAATTAATATCTGAAGATGATTTGATAGTTCCGGGATCGTTTTCGGATAATCGCGACGTAGAGTTTGACAATGAGGCGTTTGACGTTCAGGGATTCGATGTAAATTATGCTTTCCCAGCTGAAAAGGATTATATAGTAATCAATAGGTCAAGCCAAGATGGCAATCAATGGAGTCGTTATAATAGGTGGTTTCATCGATCAGTGATAGAGCAAAGTGCGATTATAAATGATACACCGATTGATTTAGATCAAAATCAGCGAGCGAAAAGACCAATTATAGAATTTGATGCCGGATTAAAGCTTTTTAATTTTGGTATTCGAGCTAAAAAATATGTAGATTTGGTCGATACTAAAACACTAGATGTTTTCGGATCATCGGCTGTGGGGGGAGTTCAGTCCGGCATAGAAGGCAGTATAGGATATGTTGTCGATGGAGAAAATCTTGTTGCTGGAATGAGAGTATTGTTTACCGCAGACCCCGACATATTAGTTAATGGTCGAATCTTTAAAGTAAGCACAGTTACCCATCTTGGAATCAAAAGATTAACTTTGATAGAAGAAGATGACTCATTACCTAATGAAGGCGATACAGTAGTGCCATTGATGGGAAATCATGCAGGTAATATGTATCATTTTATGCTAGGTAAATGGGTATCTGCACAACAAAAGACCGAGATAAATCAATCACCATTATTTGATGTAGTTGATTCGGGGGGAATTAGTTTTAGCGATAGATCAAAATATCCAGGTTCAACATTTAGTGGTACTAAAATTATTAGTTACAAATCTGGAAACACTATTGATAGCGAATTAGGAATTCCTATTTCGTATAGAAGCATTGAAAATATAGGTGATATAATATTTGATTTTAATCTTCATCAAGATAATTTTCAATACCAGTTGTCTTCAAGTGTGATACAGAAAAAAATTGACACTGGTTATCTTTTAAAGATTTTTGATGCAGGATTAAAGAAAGTCAATGGATGGATAAAATCTTCGTCAACCAGCGATCAATGGGTGATTAATCAATATAATATTGTTGATGCGTCGACAAACTTGTTTCCTATTGATGTTTATGATAATATTGATCTCGATGATTTAAAAATAAAAGTTTTTCTAAATAATATAAGACAAACGATAATTGATTTTGAAATTTTTCAAAGAGATAAAAAAGTATACCTGAGATTTTTTGAAAATTTAGATCAGGGAGATGTATTACTAGTAAAAACTAGATCTAAAAAGCCTAAAAATAGTCAGGGATTCTATGAATTCCCATCAAACTTAGAAGATAACCCCCTTAACGAAAACCTCTCTGAATTAACGTTGGGTCAAATGATCGATCATATACGGTCGATCGTAGAGAATTTAGATAACTTTCAAGGCGACCTTTTTGGATCAAATAATCTAAGAGATCTAGGTCCAATCTCGAACTACGGTAAAAAAATAGTACAACATTCTAGTTCTCTGCTTCCAGTAATATATCATTTTACAAATAATGATTATAACATCATATCTGCTCTGAGATTCGCGTCGGAAGAGTATAATAAATTTAAAAAGAATTTTATTAAACATGCAGAAGATCTAGGGTTTGACGGTGAAGTTTATCAACATTTAGATTTAATCCTATCAGAGATGACCAAAGACAAAGATAAATCTATGCCGTTTTATCTTAGCGATATGTTAGGCTATAGGGCTAACAAAGTTTTTTCTCAGACTATCATTGATGATTCTATCAAAGAATATCCTTTGAGCTTTTCGTTTGACCTAACCTCATTGTCTAATAAATCTGTTTTAGTATATCTTAACGATCAACAACTTTTACACGGTAAAGAATACGAATTTTTCAATGATAATTTCGTAAGAATTTTTAAAGTGCAACGGAATGATCGTTTAAAGATAGTACAATATGAAACCACTGATGGTTGTTTTATTCCCCCTACCCCTACTAAATTAGGGATATATCCGTTATATACCCCGGAAATATATGTAGATGAAACATATCAAACTCCGACTAAGGTTATCAGAGGTCACGATGGGAGTACTATAGTTTGTTATGATGACTTTAGAGATCATTTGTTATTAGAATTAGAAAAAAGAATTTATAATAATACAAAAATAAAATATGATAGATATCTAACATCTTTTTTACCCGGCGCATATCGTACCAGTGATGTATCTTTGGAAAATTTCAATGCAGTTTTATTGCAAGATTTCCTAAAATGGAATAGATCCATCAATAGAGATTTCATAAAAAACACGTTCTTTGATTATAATAACCCATGGAGCTACAATTATAATAGATTTCTTTCAAAGGGCGGGGTAGAATTACCCGGAAGTTGGAGGGGGATTTATAATCTATTCTATGATACCGATGCCCCTCATTTAGAACCATGGAAAATGCAGGGTTTTTCTGAAAAACCTATCTGGTGGGAAGATTTTTATGGACCGGCACCATATACCAAAGACAATCAAATATTATGGAATGACATCGCTCAGGGATTAATTAGAGATTCAAAATTTCCCAGATACGACAATAATTTTGCTAGACCGACTATCTTAGATCATTTACCGGTTAATTCTTCGGGTGATTTATTAAACCCGCTAGAAGCGGGGCTGATAGATAACTTTTATAATGAATATATAGACGCTGATTTCGAATTCGGCGATCAAGGTCCGATAGAAACAGCTTGGAGGAGATCTAGCCAATATCCGTTCGCTATAATTATCGCATTGACCATTTTAAAACCTGCTGAAATGTTTGCAAAAATCTTCGACAAAAGTCGTCAGGTATATTCCGAAGACGACCAATTAATATATAGAACTAAATCAGGTGATTTTAGATTTAGTAATCTTAATGTCGAATATCCTAGCACAGTGCAAGATTCTTCGGAAAATTCGATATTTTGTAGTGGACTTATTAATTATATCACAGAATTTATAATTAATAAGTCTTTATCAGCAGTTAATGATTATAGAGAAAAATTTTCTAATTTGTCGGTTAAATTATCTTCTAAGTTGGAAGGATTTGTATCTAAAGAAAAATTTAAATTAATTTTAGATAGCAGAACACCGATAAATGAGGGTAACGTTTTTGTACCTAATGAAAATTATCGCATAATTTTAAACACAAGCTCGCCTATAGAACGTATTTCGTACAGTGGAGTAGTTATCGAGCGCACTATGTTTGGATATTCTGTTAATGGTTATGATCTAAATGTGTCAGAGTTTGATTATTTTAAACCTATAACTATAGCGTTAGATCCTGTATTAAATATCGGGGGAATATCCGAACCATACGTTACCTGGGCAGCAGATCGATATTACGCCAAGGGTTCTATCGTAAGATACGACAACGGATTTTATCGAACAACCATTGAGCATCGTAGTTCACAGGTATTCGAATTAAAGTATTTTGATAAGTTGGAGTCGTTGCCTATTTCCGGAGGAAGATCTTTTATTTTAAGATCTAAATTCGAATCATCACCAACACGTTTAAGTTACGGAACTAACTTAAAATCAGTCCAAGAGGTAGTCGATTTTCTGTTAGGATACGGAAAATATCTAGAACACATAGGATTTGTTTTTGAAACATTCAATGAAAGACTTCAGACAATCATGGATTGGTCGCTGTCTGCTAGAGAATTTGCGTATTGGACTACACAGAACTGGAACATCAATTCAGCTATTAGCCTTAGTCCTGCAGCATTAAATGTAGAATTTTTTAAAGATTTCGTTGTAGTAAATGATATAATAAATGGCCCGGACGAATATAACGTCCTTAAACAAGATGGCAATGTTTTAGATACTAATTTTATATCTTCGAATAGAGATGGAAATAAATTTAATTTAATTCCAGTTAATACTTCAGACGGCATATATTTTATATCTCTAGATTTAGTTAGCAAAGAACATGTATTAGTTATAGATGATGTTACGATTTTTAATGATATCATCTATGATAGAAAGACTGGTTACAGGCAAGACCGCATAAAAGTAGTAGGATATAAAACATTTGATTGGAATGGTAGCTTTTCTATACCGGGGTTTATCTATGATGAGGTAACTCCCTTAGATTGGAAGCCGTGGGTAGATTATTCTATTGGTGACACTGTTCGATTTAAAGAATTTTATTACAGTGCTAGAGTTAATGTTCCGGGCGCTATCGAATTTGATCCAACCCAGTGGATTAGACAAGTTAATAAACCAACTTCTAGATTGTTACCAAACTGGGAATATCGAGCTAATCAATTTGCTGACTTCTATAGTTTAGATAGTGATAATTTTGATGTTAACCAACAAAAATTTGCGCAACATTTAATAGGTTATCAAAATCGTAGATATCTAGCTAATATCATTAATGATGACGTATCTCAGTATAAATTTTATCAGGGGATGATTAGAGAAAAAGGTACTAAAAACAGTCTTAATAAAATGTTTGATGCATTAAATTTTTCTCAGAAAGATAGCATAGAATTTCATGAACAATGGGCTATCAGGCTAGGGCAATATGGAGCTAGTGAGGCATTTGACGAATTAGAATACAACTTAGACGAAAAAAATTTTAAAATTGACGTACAACCTATAGAATTAGTCAATGAACTTGATCCTTATGATAACGACATAGTTTATAGGATCCTTCCTGATCAAATTTATATCAAACCGGAAGGTTATAATCATAAACCGTTTTTAACAATGAATAGTAATAGCACGGTTTTAGATTCTGCAGGATATGTTGTTAGAGAAGATGTAAATTTCAGCCTAGTAACCTATGAGGATATCAAAGACCTAGCCGTAGATCAGATACGAGAAGGAGACTATGCATGGATCGCTTATGATACGGCTTCGTGGCAAGTACGAAGATTTACGACTTTTAATCAAACTATTGTGTCTATGGAAATAGATTCTGATAGAAATATCAAAGTCGTTTATAATGGGTTAACTGACGCAGGAATAGTTGCAAACGAATATATTTTAATAAAAACAACGAATACTGACCTAGTTGGGTTCAGAAAAATATTGAAAGTAACTCCCGAATCTTTTACCATACAAAATTCTAAGAATATCACGCAGGAACGATTAAACAATATTTTTCTTAAAAAATCGTTGGTCTTTAATAAAATTATACCTTGGAGACTGGCGTCTTTTGATAACCAAATTATACGAACAATTAAACATAAGCCCAATGAGCTAGTTTGGATTGACAATGCTGGCAGCGATGCAGGATGGAAAGTTTGGAAATTTTCTCCTTCTTATAGTAGAAGAGATTTAAAAGAGACTGAGCGTAGATTTGCGAGAAATTTTGTTGTCAGCAAAGATAACTTAACACTAGTAACAGCAAATTTTAATAGATTATTATACTATACTAGACCTACTGAAAAAAGCGATTGGGTCAGCGTCGATCAAATAAGTCCATTTATTGATATTCCTTTTAGACGATCCCTCGGAAGCCAGAGTTTTGGTGATTCGATGGACATATCCGACGATGGAAAACGATTATTAGTTGGCGCCCCACGTGCAAAAAATATTTCAGGCGATAGCACAAACTCCGAAGGAGAAGGTTTTGCAGTACTATACGAAAAAAATAACAATAATATCTATTTTTCGTTAAAAACTACTTATACTTCAGTAAACCGTGCCCCAGGAGAACAATTTGGTTATAGGGTAGCATACTCTAATGACGGATATGCTATTATCGCATCTAAGGGTCAGGCACTTTGGTCGTCTAATAAAGATTATAGTATTAATGATGTTGTTTGCGACGAGATTGATGGACAATGGCAGGGATTTATCGCAGTTAATAATCATAGGTCCTCGTCAGTTAATAACACGTCTGTAACAACGTTATGGTCTCCCGTGGAATACGCACCTGCAGCTATATATAAATTTTCTTTAGCTAGTAATAATATAATTTCAAAGAAAACATTCCAAGAAGCGCAGATAATAGATATGGATACTGCCGGAAATAGGATTGTTGTTTCCTTGACAGATAATAAAGTTTTTGTTTTAGATCTTTCATTAAACGAAACGCAACTGATGTTATTACCGAGCCAGCAATTTAATAACGCCGAGTTTGGTAAGTCTCTATCTTTAGATCATACAGCAGAATATCTAGCTATCGGTGCTCCTAATTTTTCTGGATCAGGATCACAGGATGGAGCCGTAGCAATCTATCAAATAAATGACGATGACGGGTTTTATGACCTATCACAGATACTCGCAGCAACTACCGATTCTGAAAATTTTGGATCTAAGCTAAAGTTTTTTGCATCAGACCAATTGGTGGTTTTTGGTGCAGGCGGCCGCCAGACGTTCGAAACAACATTTGATCTAGGAAGAACAACATTTGACGCCAATAATACCAAGATCATAGACGAATCTGAATTTACCGGTACCGTTAAATTATTTGATAGGTACGAAGAAAAGTTTATCTACTCCTGTGATATTGAAACATTAATAGTCGATCAAAATGAAATAAAAAAATTAGGACCAAATTATGGATCGCAAATTAAAGTAGTAAACAATCATGTTTACATCAATGATCCTCTAGAATTTAGTGGAATCCTATATGAATTTGAATCTTTTGGAAAAGCTTGGCAAATTTATAGAAAGTCAGCGCCTATCGTTGACTTGTCTAAAATCAAATCAGTATCTCTCTATAATACTGAAACTAGTGAAATAATAGAAAAATTAGATTTTATCGATCCCCTAAGGGGAAAAATTGCAGGAGTGGCAGATCAAGAAATAACATATAAAGTTCCTTACGATCCTGCAACTTATTCTTACAGTGATAACTTTATGTTATCGTTAGACGAAGATATGTCTTGGGGTAAAAATCATGTAGGTGAGTTATGGTGGGACACTTCTTCGACTCGATTCATTGAAGCAAATCAGGGGTCGGTACTTTATAAATCTAATACATGGAACTCTATTTTTTCAGGAACATCAGTGCGTGTGTGCGAATGGGTAGAAAGCAGTTATCTTCCCTCACAGTGGGATTTATTAGCTAATTCAGATGACGGGGAATCTCTAAATATTACTGGACGTAGTCTCTATGGTGATGCTGCTTATACCCTGAAAAAACGCTATGACAATGTTAGCAAAGTCTTTAAGAATATTTATTATTACTGGGTAGTTAGACCAACAACGACTCCAAGTGTTAAAAATAGAAAACTTTCAGCCAGCGATGTTGCTAGATACATAGAAGATCCTAGTTCGATGAAATTAAAGTTTATTACTTTTTTAGGAACTAATCAATTCAATCTAGTAAATTGTAGAAATCTGTTTATCGGAAACAAAATTAATCTTAATATACAGATATGGACTATAAGAAATACTGAGGTCAACATACACTCTCATTATCAGATTTTATCTGAAACTGATGATCTTAATGATTTAAATTCCTTTATAGAAAAGAAATGGATAGATAGCCTCATAGGATACGACCAATTCGGAAATATTGTTCCTGATAATCAATTGCCAGAAAAATTAAAATATGGAATTTTAAATAGACCCCGGCAAAGCATGTTTGTAAATCGAATAGAAGCATTGAAGCAATTTGTTGAAAGAGCCAACTCGATTTTTGAAAAAAACTTGTTAGTGGATGATTTTCAACTTTCTAAACTTTATAGTCGAGAAGAACCTCCCACGATAGATTCGGGCGAGTTTGACGTTGTTGTTAATACATCTAGTGAACTCAGATTTGAAACAGTGTTTGGATTTAAGAAAGTAAAGGCACAACCGGTTATAGAACAAGGAAAAATCGTAAGAGTAATAATAAACGATCCGGGACAGAAATATGTTACTGCACCTGTAATTATTGTAGTCGGCTCAGGAAATGGCGCTGAACTTAAAGCTACGATCAATGTTAAAGGACAGGTTACCGCCATAGACGTAATAAGATCCGGGCAAGAATATAATAGTGACACCGCTATAGTTTCTAGAGGATTTTCTGCTTTAGTAATAAACGATGAAACGAGTTCAAGAAAATGGAGTCTTTATGAGCTCGGGGAGAATTTAACTTGGTTTAAAAAACGAACCCAGACATTTGACACTACCTTATATTGGAAATATAAAGATTGGTATGCTGAGGGATATAATCAGTATACTAAGATAGATCATATCGTTGATTTTTCTTATCAAATATTTTTTGAAGATATTAAATTAGGGGAAACGGTTAAAGTAAACAATCAAGGGTCTGGGGGATGGTTGCTATTAGAAAAAACCAGTGACAGTGATAGTTTAAACCTGAACATAAATTTTAAAACGATCGGCAGAAAAGATGGAACTATAAAATTAGATTCTAATCTTTACAAATTTAAAAATAGTAGAATTGGATTTGATGGTCCTATCTTCGATAGTGAAGGATATGACGAACAGCCTAAAGAAGAATTAAGAATAATTTTAGATGTTATTAAAAATAATATATTAGTCGATCAATTGAAACCTCGATATAAAGAGCTGTTTTTTTCGAGCCTTCGATATGTGTTTACCGAACAAAAGTTAGTAGATTGGGCATTCAAAACAGCATTTATTGTGGGTAAACATAATCTAGGAGAATTAGATCAACCGATTAATTTTAAAAATAACAATCTTAATAGCTATAGAGAATACATCGAAGAAGTAAAACCATATTCAACTAAGATCAAAGAATTTGTCACGGCCTATGAAAAAATAGAAAAAACAAATTCAAAAGTTTCCGATTTCGATTTACCACCGGTTTATAGTACTACTAGTAAAAAAATTGAAGTAGTTAGGACTTCTGTACAATCTGGATTGGTAATCTATGATGATCCGATGTTAGATCGAGAACCGTACACTGACTGGGCAAATAACCTAGGATTTAGCATAGATAGAATAGAAGTCACAGACCCGGGCGAGGGTTATCTTACTCCTCCTGTTATTAATATTCAGGGTATAGCAGATGTCCCTGCTCGGGCTAGAGCATATCTCAGCGAAGGAAAATTATTTAGAATAGAGATAGAAGAACCTGGTAGCGGATATGCATCAACCCCTCAGATAGAAATAATTGGAGCCTTTAATGATCGAGGTAGATCTGCTAGAGCTTTTCCTATTTTAGGAAAGCCATTGACTAGAACTAACTCGATGGAAATTAAATTTGATAGAACAGCACCAAAATATTTTATATCAAATTTAAATGTTTCTGAAAATTTTATAGGAACTGGATCTAAGAGGGTGTTTGATTTAAAGTGGCCTATAGACCTGAGAATTGATAAAACAATTATTAAAATTGCGCAAGAAGAATTATTGCCTACTGATTATCTATTAGAGAACATATCTGATGCTAATTCTTCATATAGTAGACTATTTGGAAGAATCATGTTCGATCAGGCCCCTGAAAACTTTTCTTCTATAACGGTACAGTATAGAAAAAATATATCTTTATTAAATGCCAGTGATAGAATACAACACTATTATAAACCAAATTCTGGAATGATAGGTAAAGATCTTGGACAACTCATGGAAGGGGTTGATTACGGTGGAGTTGAAATTAGAGGATTAACTTTCGATATTGGGTCGGGGTGGGACGCATTACCTTGGAGCATTTCGGGATGGGATAATTTTGATAGAGATTTCACAGATTTTGTGGTAAAAAGTGACGGATCCACAAGGTCATGGACTTTACCTTATATTCCTGCAGCAGGAGAAATAATAAACATATACCTTAACGGTGTACGGATCGATGATATTAATTTCAATGCAAATAATCCTCTTTCAGTTCAATTAGCAGAACAATTATTAGATCTCGATCAAATTAAAAATGATATATTGATCGGAAATAGCCAGCTAACCGCGTTAAATTTAACTATTCAAACATCTACACAACAGCTGATTAATTTAAATGCACAATTAGTTATAATAGCAGCAAGGCTTTTTGCCGACCCAACTAATCAAACCTTAATTGACCAGCAACAGTCGTTGCAAGCCTTGTATAATTCTACAAATAATCAACTAACATCGGCAATATTCCAAGCAAATATAACTACTAGTCTAATATCAAATTTAGAAGTTGATCGAATTTCTTTAGAAAATGATATATTGATAACTCGTCAGCAGCTTGATCAAGCTCCTAAATTATCTAATCCTTTTGCAATAATGAATTCTTTTGTAGGAAATGGTAATAGTCAAGCGGTTATAACCTTACCGGCCGATGCTCCGTTTCTTGGAGATTTTACACCAAATGATCTTATAGATACTATAATTTTTAGAAAATCAACCAGCGATGGTAGTTTTAAGCCTGATGACAAGACATTTGATGTAGAGTTAACCGGTGGTGATTTTTCTTATAATACTGCTAGGGGCCTTCGACCAGAAGAGATCATATTAGACGGTGATGATTTTGTAACACCAACTACTAGCCGAGCACCTGAGGAAGTTATTCCCGGGCAAGTAATGGATACTATTGATATTTCTGTTTATGATCGAATTTATGATAAAAAACCATTTATATTGTTTGAAAGTTATTATCTAGATGGTTCTACTAGAAAATATTTAATTGGGCAATTTTTACAAAATCAGTCATCGGTATTCCTAAAAGTTTCAAATCAAATTTTAACACAGAACGTTGATTATAAAGTTGACTATATAGATAATTCTGTAGAATTGCTGCTTTCAACATTACCGTCAAATGAAATATTAACAGTAGTTAGTTTTGGAAAAAATGCATTTTCTCTGTTAGATATAGACACGGTCAGATCAACAGGAAATAAAAATGAATTTGTTACATTAGCGAAATCTAGAGAAGATTTTTCAATTTTCGTTACGATAGATGGAAAAGATGCAGGATTTATTACTTTTGTATCTGATGAGGGGTACATCGGTATTAGGTTTGCTGAAAATCCGCCCCGTGATGCATTGATAGAATATATTATAACTTCTGAAATTGAAAATTCTATCAGCAAGATGCAAAAATATACGGTGACGTCAAACGGTTCTTTGTTAGAATATGTTATACCAAATGTTCCGGCAGTATCAGGACCTTTAGAAACTAATATCATTGTTAATGTTAATGGTAAAATAAAAACTCCAAACAGGACTTTTTATTTTAGAGCATCCCCTCCAGCTCGAAGTTTTTTTATTGATAGTGTAGATTTCCCTCTGAACAATTTATTAATCACAGATATTGAAGTCTATCAAAACGGTTCCTTAAAAACACTGGGTGTCGACTATGATTGGGAACCGCAAAACAACGAATTAAGATTTAGACAGGCAGTATTACAACCTAATGATTTTATAGCCATGGTAGTTTTAAATACCGGTGACTATAAAATTAATAAAACTGATTCTATAGTATCCATTAGATTAAAAACATCTCCGCTCTCCGGTGAAATTATCACAATTACAACATTCTCTAATCATGATATATTATCTATAGAAAGAGATTATAAAGTTATTAAATCAGTCACTACTTCTAGTCCGGAATCTCCTCGATATTTTAGGTTTAATAAATTAAGGAATGGTATCATCGATCTAACTAAACCAGCTAAAAACATATTTTCAGTTTGGGTGATCGACGATGGAGATTGGTTACTTCCTTATAGAGATTATATTTTAGATGACGACGGAAAATCTATAAAAATTAATCCAGATAGGATTACGAAAGATGTTGGGTTTTTTGATATTATAGTATTTGACACTAATCCGTCGGATACTACATTCGGCTATAAAATATTCAAAGATTTGTTGAACAGAATATCTTACATTCGAATAGATGATCGTAGAACCACACTTTTAACTAAACCTCTGAAAAAATATGACACATCTATTGAAGTTTTTGATTCGACCGGTCTTCTCGAACCTGATACTAACAATCAGATTCCGGGGGTAATACTAGTCGACGGAGAGCGTATAGAATACTTAGAAAAATCTGGAAATTCCTTAAGAAAAATTAGACGAGGTACCTTAGGAACTGGTATAGCAAACGAATACCCTATAGATACTTTAGTAAAAGATTTTAGTGTACAGCAACTTATACCTTATAAAGATGAATTTGTGACTAACGTCATGGTGATAAGTAATCAATCTAGAATCATACCTTTAAATTTTGTGCCAAATGTAACCGCTGCTAGTTTGATCGGAGATAGTTGGACGAGAAAAACTATACCAGATAATTTCGGACAATGCGACGAAATTGAAGTTTTTGTTGCTGGCCGCCGTCTAAGAAAAATGCCGATACGTAAATGGGATACTGATTTGGGGCAAGATAGTATTAATGGAGACGATACATTAGAAGCCGAATTTTCAGTTGACGGGATTTCACAGTCAGTAAGACTGACGGAATTACCGGAGATAGGTCAAAAAATAGTTGTACAAAAGCGCATAGGAAAAATGTGGAGTCCAAAAGGGATTGCCCTAAGGGATTCAGACGACATTTCGGCGCTGTTTATCAAACAAACCAGAGCTGACTCGCTAGGAACTACGGTCGATAAATACAAAGAAATTAAAGATGTAATAAATGTCAATACATTATTGTTAGAAGATGGATCCGGTCCGTTAACTGATGAAAGTGGAAATCCTTTAGAGATCAAATAAATTATGCCTAAAATATCTGAACTTCCATTGGTAGTTAATCCTACAATTAACGATGTAATCCTTGTAGTGAATGACGGACAAACTAAACTTATTCGTGTTAGTCAAATAGCTGCATTTACACCGCAAGGTCCGCAAGGTCCGCAAGGTCAGCGAGGTTTTGCTGGAAGCCAAGGACCGCGAGGCCCTGCAGGCGGTTTTACTGGTAGTCAAGGTGATCGCGGTGATCGCGGTGATCTAGGTTATACCGGTAGCATCGGGTTTATTGGAAGTCAAGGTATACAGGGATTTAGAGGTTTTACCGGTAGTCGTGGTGATCCTGGAGAATTTGGATTTACCGGAAGCCAAGGACTTCCAGGTGAAGCTGCTGCTATAGGTTACACAGGTAGCCAAGGTGCAGGTTTTACTGGTAGTCGTGGCGATACAGGTTTCGTAGGCAGCCAAGGCGAGCAGGGATTTGCTGGCGATCAAGGAGATCAAGGTGACTTAGGATTCACAGGAAGTACCGGATTCACCGGAAGCCAAGGACTTCCAGGTGAAGCTGCTGCTATAGGTTATACCGGCAGCCGAGGAGATATAGGTCCACGGGGAATCACAGGTAGTCAAGGTATACCAGGTACTACAGGATTTGCGGGTAGTCGAGGTGACTTAGGATTCACAGGAAGTACCGGATTCACCGGAAGCCAAGGTGCAGGTTTTACTGGATCGGCTAGTGAAATTCCAGGATTTACAGGAAGTACCGGATTCACCGGAAGCCAAGGTGCAGGTTTTACTGGATCGGCTAGTGAAATTCCAGGATTTACAGGAAGTCTTGGTTATACAGGAAGCCAAGGATACACAGGTAGCCAAGGAGAAATAGGTTACACTGGCAGCCAAGGTGAGCAAGGAAACATAGGTTTTACAGGTAGTAGAGGACTTTCGGGCTTCGTAGGAAGTCAAGGGTTTACTGGAAGTCAAGGTATACAGGGATTTACAGGAAGTATTGGATTTAGTGGCAGCCAAGGAACTCAGGGATTTACAGGAAGCATTGGTGGCCTGGGGTTTACGGGCAGTATCGGGTTTACTGGTAGTAGTGGATTCACAGGTAGCCAAGGCGATATTGGAGGCCTTGGTTTTACTGGCAGCATAGGTTTCACAGGTAGCCAAGGCGATATCGGGTTTGTTGGTTCAAGGGGCTCCACAGGAGCTACTGGTTTTGTTGGTAGTCGAGGACTTCAAGGTATACAAGGCGAACAGGGATTTAGTGGCAGTCAGGGATTTACAGGCAGTGTTGGATTTACTGGATCAGCTAGTGATGTTCCTGGATTTACAGGTAGTGTGGGATTTACAGGAAGTGTGGGATTTACAGGAAGTGTGGGATTTACAGGAAGTAAAGGCGAGGCTGGAACGTCAGTGACTATTGTGGGTTCAGTGGCATCATCGATTAATTTACCGGATCCATATACTGGTAGTGTTGGGGACGGATACATTGTTCAAGATACTGGAAATCTTTGGGTTTGGGACGGTAATAATTGGAATGATGTCGGTTCTGTTAGAGGCCCACAAGGCGATGCTGGATTCACAGGTAGTATTGGAAGCATAGGATTCACAGGAAGCGTAGGATTCACAGGAAGCGTAGGATTCACAGGAAGCATAGGTTTTACCGGTAGTCAAAGCACGGTGCCGGGATTTACTGGCAGTCGGGGAGATATCGGGTACACAGGTAGCCAAGGTCTTAGCTTATCTTTAAAATCTACTGTTAGCGGTGTGGGGGACCTCCCAACTAGCGGTAATGTGCTAGGAGATCTAAGAATAACCGACGATACAATGACGTTATGGGGATGGAATGGCACTAGTTGGTATGCAATCGGTCCGGCTGTTATAGGATATACAGGTAGCCAAGGATTGCCGGGAAATCCAGGATTACGAGGATTTACCGGTAGCCGAGGCGACCTAGGTTACACTGGTAGTCAAGGTATTCCAGGAGAATTCGCTGCCCTAGGTTACACAGGTAGCCAAGGAGATCGTGGCTATACTGGTAGCGTTGGTTTTGTTGGATCACAGGGCTTCACAGGAAGCTTAGGTTATACTGGTAGTCAGGGAGTTACAGGTTTTGTTGGTAGCCTAGGCTACACAGGTTCACAGGGAGATCTGGGCTATACTGGTAGTCGCGGTCCAGAAGGTCCACAAGGTACCAGCGTCAACCTCCGAGGATCTGTTGCGACCGCGAACGATCTGCCAGGACAGGGACAGACCTTCGTGTTCCAAAATCCGGGTTTCGCCTACACCGTAACCGGATATCAAGGTAATTATCCCACACTGACCGTGGCGAG